GGGTCCCGTAGCTGCTGGGGTGATATTAGTTGAACTTTGTGCCGGCACAACCGGCCAAGCGATCGTCTGATCCTTCGCAGCTTGCTCTCCGTTGGCGTCCATCATGACCGCCGGAATGAATCCGGTCAGCTCACGTAGAACGATGTCCAGAGAGGAATAAATGGTGGGGATTAACCCCGTTAATGTGTTTGCCATAGTTACATCTCCTTATCTTTGTGAGGGCTCCTCAGTCCTCGATTTTTCCGCCTGAGCGGATGAAGTTTGCACGGTCAACCAGGGATAGCTCGTCGTATTCCTGGCGTTTGATCACCGTTGGCTGGCTTCCTTCATCGGGATCCGCCTCGGTGTCGGAAACAGGGATAAAGTTCTTGATCACATCGTTTGGTCGAGTCGCATTCTGCATCGATTCATAAAACTTCGTGGCGTCCTCCAGCTTGCTCTGTGCTTCCTCCAGCGCGGGGCGCAGCTCAAGCGCTTTGGCCCGACCGTCTTCTGTTTCCTTATGGAACAAGGCGTCAATCTCAGCAGCAATGTACTGAACTTCTGCCTCAGCTTCCACCACAGCATCGTAATAGGGTTTCAGGTCTAACATGCTTCAGTCTCCTTTCGTAGAATTGATTTGACACGTTCGCGCAGGTTTTGCGCCTCGCGTTGTTCATCCTCAGTCAAGAGAGGTTCGCTGGAACACTCTTCCTGAGGTTGATCACTCTTTAATGCCTGCATAAGCGCAGGCGGAACATTGCTAAAGTTCTGCAGGGCGTTCACAGCCGCCACATTCGCCGGCAGCTTGAATACGCTCTCATTACCGCGGATCATCTCGTCGATAAAACCGAGATCCAATGCCTTCTGGGCGTCCATCCAGGTCTCCTCCGTCATCAAGCTGCTCAACACGGGCCGCGGCAGCTTTGTCTTGGTCTCGTAAGCGTTCACGATACCCTCCTTGAAGGATTTCAGGGCTTCCGTCATCCGCGTCATATCCTCCAGATTGATCTGAGCCAGGAAGAACACAAACGCCGGATCGTGGATCATGAAATAGCCGGTTTCCTGCATCCGCACCACGTCCCCAGCCACAGCCACCACAGTCGCTGCGCTGGCTGCCACCCCGTCAATCTTCACCGTCACTTTCCCCGGATAATCCCGGATGATCGTGTGCATCCTGGCAGCGGCAATCACATCACCGCCATAGGAATTGATCCTGATCGTGATCGGGCCGCCCCCGCCTGCCTCATTCAGCGCGTCCTTGAACATCGCAGGCGTGATGTCATCTTCAAACCAGGAATATTCCGAGATATACCCATCCAGTTCAATCTCCGGCTCCTCGCCCTCCGCAACGTCCTTGATCTTCCAGAACGGTTCATGCGGTTTCGCAGTCCCCTCAAAACATCGGATTGGTTCTTGTCTACTCATTACTTCCTCCTTCTCCATCGATCGCAAAGATATTGCCGGCCATGTAGAATTTGTCGCCGCCCGTATAAGCGCTTACGTCGTCCTTCTCACGCGCTTCATTTGGCGACATCTGTCCGCTCCGGATCCGGATCTCGTTTGTCTCCGCCCGGCTTTTACTATCCATCCGCAGCAGCGAATCCCGCACAAATCTAAAATAGGTGGTTGCCTGCTCCTCACGGGAAAGCCACCTGATCCGTGCCGCTTCTTCCCAGGGCACCAGGTACGCATCTAACGTACCCTGTAAATATTCGATATATTTCTGTTCATTCGAGTTGTAGGCTTCCTTACCGCGGTTCAGCATGTGCTCTGGTAAGCCAAAGAAGTTAGCGATGTCCTTATCTGTCGCTTCAATCGATTCCAGGAACTGCGCATCCTTCAACTGAATGTTGATCGGCTCGAATGTCGTGATCGCATCATCAAATACCGCCAGTCGGTAGGCATTTGAGGATCCGCCCATTGTTTCACTGTATGCATCCCGCACCTTATTTCGGGCTTCAGCGCTCAGGTTGCCCTGCATCTTCACGTAAGCAGCCGGTAAAAAACCCTGCGAATACAGCTTCGATTGCGTCTTATGCGCTGCCAGTTCCCGCCCAAAGGTCTCCCTGGCGAAGGTGATCACACCTCGTCCCACAAAACCAGTCTCATCCGGGTTGATCAATAAATGTAGAATCTCCACAGCTGGGATGTAAGATGTCTTTCCATTGCTGAAGGTATGCCGATACCATAGGTTCCCCTCCAGGTCAAATATCGGATACGTCCGGCTAGCAGGTAAGATAAACATTTGCCTTGGTGAGAGCGCCGGCATCCACATATAGGTATTTCCGTAGAACAGCAGCCACTCCATCGCTGCCTTTTTCATCTGGAATGGCGTCCACCCCCACAGGTTCGGGCTCACTTGCAGCAGATACGCCATATTTCGGGTGATCGGGTCAGGGTTCACCTGGCTGATCTCACGCCCCCGCCTTCGGATCATCTGAAAAGGCATCTTCGCCACATCATCACTGATGATGTTCTTCGCCCGATAGGCTGTAGCGATCGACTGCGACCCAAAGACGCTCACCCGCTCCCCGCTCTCGGTATGATAGCCGTACGAAGGGGCATACTCCGGTCGTGGCCCATTGGGAGCTTCTTCTATTTTCTTATTGGAACTCAAGAATTTACTTAGCAGCGTCATTTGCTTTCACCTTTCCAATCAAAAAAGCCCATCCAAACATCAGCAAGCCCGCAACCACCCAGGCAACCGTTGCCTGCCATAGGGCAAGCCCATAAACAATGCAGCAGCAGCCCAAAAAAAGCAGTATCTCGTCCAGGTGCTGAATTAACTTTTTAATCATCGTATGCTCCAAACACTTGCGTCAAAGGGCCGGACATCACCTTCAACCGTTCCTGGTGGGGCAACAATTTCTTCCCTTCCTCGATCCACGGCCGCAGATAGTGATCCAACGGCTTATGGAACGCAGGGTGGTCATAGTCCGTCGGGTGGCAATACACCTCATCACCCTGGTAACAGTCCATACCGCACAGGATCACCGGGTCGCATCCCATCCATAACGCCAACCAGGCAGCCGTATTTGAGCTATAGAATCCCGTCCAGACAGGCACGTCATATTCAATGTCAGAAATTTCCCGATCAGGGCTCACCAAAACAGCCTTGGTCTTCAGCACCCAAGCCGACAGGATCGGTAAATCCTCCAAATGGTCATTGAAAACCATAAAGTCCGGATCAAGACCGGTCATTGCCTGATAGTGATAATTCACCGCAATCATCAAACAGTCCTTTGGCAGCTTCCGTATGTCTTCTGGAAGGCTCGGACCGCCACCTAAAACGGCCGCAGGACGCCCAGAATACTTGTTGCGATAGGATGACATCAAATTTGCCATTACATGCCCCAGCCGTCGTCTAGGATAATTTCAGATAAATCCACCTTCGGTTGATAAAATTGCGCTCGCGCCATCGCGTTCATCAGAGCGGTCATCAAGTCAATCCGTTTTGTGCGATCCACCGATCGCCCTTTATGTTCCTTCACCAGCTTTATCTCCGCATTTCCATTCTTGGCGATGCTGGCATTGCCAAAACACCACCGCGCCACCAGATTATTTTCATGAGTCAATCCGGCGTTCAGCAGCAAGGGTGCCTGATCACCGAGGGCTGCCGTAACCTCTTTTTCAAGATTGTCATCCTCCTGGATATCCTCCTGGATATCCTCCTCGGCTTTTTTCGCCGCTTTCCTCAGTAGCACTTCCACCAGGTTCATCGGCCCGGTCATCTGCTTATAAGTCTGCGGTATATCCACACAGGTCATCCCCTGTTGTTCAAGTCGCTGCAGCAGCATCGCAGCGAATGCCCGGTCACTTGGCACCTCAAGAACATTGTAGAACTTTTTGATCTCCAGGATCGTCTTCTCAACCTCCGTGTAATCCACCACGTTCCCGGGCGTGGCTGTCAGGTATCCCATCTCAGCCCAACGGTCGTATGGGACATTGTCTTCTTTCACACGTTCTGCCAAAATGTCTTCCGGGAGCCAGCAATGCCAGAAACACCGCCAATCCAGCTGATCCCCCTGTGGAGGGAACAGCGCACAGATTGCGGTCAGGTCTGTCGTAGCGCTCAAGTCCAGACCGATGTAACAATCCTTCCCAAATAAATCTGCTCTGTTCCAATCACCNACNGTNGCATCAAACAAATCCAANGGTAACCAGGTTGTCANCTTATANGTGATCCACTGGTTCAGGTCCAACCATCGGAATAGCCGCTCGTTAGCAGGCTTTCNTTTAGCCGTCTCAGCCGCCTCANGCATAGAAACCAGTGATTTCACAGGCCCCAGGCTGGGGTTGGCAGCAAACCAGTTATCTTCGTTATAAATATCATCCCCGTTGTAGGCGTAGATCGCCACGTACCAGGTCGGGTCATCATCTTCCAGCGGGCCTATTCCGTTCCTCGCAGCCAGAACCCGCTCAGCGTATTCATGCTGCTCCCATCCGATCGAGACCCGGTCAGGGTCATCCCCGGCTGTCGTGATGATCCACCAGATCGGTTGGAGTCGAGTAGCGCCAGCCTCAAACGTCATCACGTCCCACAAATCACGGTTCGGCTGAGCATGCAGCTCGTCAAAGATACAGGCTGATGTCTTGAAGCCATGCTTGGTGTAGGCTTCTGNGCTCAACACCTCATATACCGATCCTGACGTCTTGTCAATTATTTTTTTGATAGAATCGATCTTGCGCGCTCGTTTCTTCAGAGCGGGCNCNAGATNGATCATGTCCCGGGCTGTTTTATAGACGATCATTGCCTGTTTGCGATCCGCTGCGCATCCATAAATCTCGCCCTTCATCTCGCCATCCGCAAATAAATGATAAAGCGCCGCACCAGCCGCAAGAGAAGATTTACCGTTCTTTTTCGGAACCTCCAGGTAGACATACTTGTATTGACGAGTCCCGTCTTCCTTCAGCGTACCGTATACCTCCCGGACAATTTTCTCTTCCCAGGGCAGCAGAGTGAATGGCTGATTATAGAATTGGCCATCTGTATGGCGTAACATCTCAAAGAATCTGACCGCGCGGTCCGCATGTGCTTCACTGAACATGGTCAGCACCACTCCAATCGTGAAAATCAAAAATATGATAACGGACGTTCCGCGATTCTTCATTCCTCTTCACCATTTGCATTCGGTGTCTCTTCCAAGAGCTTCTCCATTTCATCTTTGGGTTGCTCCGGTGCCTTTCTCATTGGTGTCGCCCCTGCCCTCGCCCTCGGGGTCATGTACAGGGACTTCTGCATTGCGAACAATGTCTTGCGCTTCTGGTCTGCCCTGGCGTCCAGTTTCAAGATCGAGTCGAACACGCCAGAAACTTGAACTGATATTTCCAATGCCAGTGCATCACCTTCCTTCTTTTTCACAACGTCAGCCTTCTTCGCCAGTGACTGCCAAAGGGCATAAGCGACCTTTCGCATCTCCTCCAGCTGCTCCAGCTGCTCCACAAGCATGCAGTAGCTGATCAACATATCCCGGTCAAGGCTGATCACATAGCTCTCCTCGATTGACGTAAATTCTCGCATCAAGCGCCGCCATGTGGATGCCGCAATCGGATATTCTTTAAGCTCAGAAGGCGTTCCCTTAGGCAGCTGATATTCGGTTTCGAAAGCTGCCTCCTTGTCCGCCCGGGCTTTCAGTTCCGCTTTCGTCTCATGCCGGACGATCAATGCTTTTGGTTTTGCTACTGGCATATGCTCCTTTTTCCCATCTTATAGCCGAATTTTTCACATTGGGAAAAATTCTTCTCCCGATGTACCCCGACGCTCCGCTACCCCTAACGTTAAACTTTTTCGGCCCCCCTCCCCCTCACTTCTGTTGCTGTAATCTTCGAGTGACATGAATGACAAAGTGATTGGAGGGATGAATTATAGAACTTATATTCGTCTCCCTCATGCCTAACGATATGATGAACGTCTGTTGCTTGTATGTAGATCCCATCCCTCAGGCATATCTCACACCAAGGATGTTTACTGAGCTGACGCCTTCGCATCTGCTCCCATCTACGCCGTCCATACAACCGCTGCACCTTTGGATCACGAGTTGGCCATCTGCTTTGTTGCGCTGAGTGCATCTCTGCCCACCTTTCAGCATGTACCTCACAGTATCCGCTCTCAACCAGCTCAGAGCATCCAGGGTATCTGCACGGACGTAATGCAGCCTTAGGCATCGGTGATCTCCGGGTGTATTGCCAATAGCTTATCCAGGTCCGCTTCAATCCGTGCCAGTCTCTCTTCAATCGTTGGCTCAGGCGTTGGCTCAGTGTTTGGAGGAGTGGCTATCTTAGTCATCCACGCACCAGGCCGCCTCACCAGGCGGGGGCATCCTGGATGCGTACAGGGTCGGGCCACTTTATAGGGCACTAACTCACCTCCGGATGCAGCGCCTTCAATAACTTCACGTCTTCCTCCAGCAAAGCGACCCGCTCATCCAAACTTAACGGCTCTGGACTTGGATCCACTACAGGGGGGGTAATTATTTCCATATATGAGCTGCTCACCCATCCCTGACCAATTCGCCACCAGTCACCAGAAACCTCATACACCGCCTCGATCGCATCCCTTGGCAGATAATCCACCGTATCATAGCCAGTACTCGGACCCTTGCGGATCCTCAACCATGCAGCCGCAATGCACTTCGCCCAGAACAACGCATCACCAGGCAATGGCTCGACCGGATCCACAACCGGATCCTCAGCATGATCCACCGGCCAATCATATTCACTGATCGCCTGCCAGTATTCCGGAAAGCGATGCCGTGCCTGTTGGTACAGCCAGAAATTGCAACCAGCCACACCCAGCCCCTCAGCGACCGTCATAAACTCATTGATCTCAGCCACTGTTGGCCGCCAGCTTTGCTCACTGAATGCTGCTCCTGTTGGGAAGATCGGCTTTTGCGGATACTTTGCAGAAAGAAACTGCTCGTAACATCGCAGCATCTGATCACCAGCATTATGCGAGAGCATCCAGTACACCTGGGGCATGTTGATATCAACCTGGCTGAGAAATTCCACCCACGGAAAATCCGGGTGAATATCCGGGAAACGATAAGATGACAAAGCGATCGGCACCTTTCCACCCAGCTCACCTCGTATTCGTGCCATATATCGCTTTGCCGCGGTGAATTTCCCCTTGTATGCACCTTCTGCATTCACAATCAAACCATCAATACCGAGCGTTTTCGATCGCTGAATGGCTATGTCAGCTTCGGCGTCCGGAGTGTTGCCATACACAAACACCCAGCCCCAGGGCGAGACCCCTGCAGATCGCAGCGCAGCCACCAGAGCGGGCACTTTGTCCCGCCCCCAGGGCAAGCCGTTGTTGGTGTTGTATTCTATGTTATAAGCATAGCCAGCATCAGCGATCTTGATCGCAGCATGCGTCAATCCTGCAGCCTTACAGGCCTGTGCAGTGTCCTTAGGATCTTCTTTCTCATCAATGATCCAGATATAAATTCCTTTACCCTTCAAATCCTTCATTTCGCATGCTCCTGAAACCGTTTCCGAATCTCGACCAGCTCATCCTCCAGCTCTTTGATCCGTCGGTCCTGAAGCTCAATCCGGACCTTCAAAGCCTCGTTCTCCCGCTTATAACGTTTATTTTCTTCCTGGTATTCCTGGAGCTTCATCTTCAAGTTTTCGATGTTTTCCTCCCTTGCGCCAAGCTCTTTTTCAAGTCGGGTTACTTTCTGCTCTAGCATCGTGATCTTCGAATCTCGTTCCTCAAGCTTGCATTTGAGATCCGCAGCCTGCGATCTGACCGACACAATATCCTCCTGACCTTGTTCCCTGACCAG